TCGCACTCACTAAAATAGAGAAATACCTTGACCAGCAAATACATGGTCAGATGGAATGTCCGGAGTGCAAGGGGAAGTACGATATCAAGGACGTGCCGAATAGTGCCGTGCAGATGCTACGCCTGCGCTACGACAAACTCAGGCCCAGCCTTGCGAGCACCACATCTGAGGTCAATGTGCACCACTTCACCGAGGTTCTGGACCGCATCGCGGCCCTTGACAATACACACGATCAGCACAGCCCAGTAATAACTCATTGATTATGTGATGAGTTCGGCGGACAGCCTATCCGCCAGCCCAGCAGAAAGCATGCTCCGAGACCCCGGGGCCACCGGGATCACTCGTGTTTGGTACCAATGCCCCTGGCGAATGGAAGCTCTCATTCTCTTAAGGCCTTCCAGTAAAAAATTTTTGTAGCCACCACAAGATGTAGTCTGTGGTGCGAGAAAACTCGGGCTTATATCAGCCCAACCACAATAGGTAGTGAATGGATCTTTGCATGCTGTGCCGGAAGAACCCGGTTGCTATTTCCGGGAAAACCAAGACTGGGCGGTTGCGTTTCAAGAAGCGATGTGTGGAATGCATAAAGGTTGGTAGGGCCATAAGGCTGAACGGCAACCGGGATTTTGTGCGTTCCCACAAGAAGACCTATTGCGAGGAATGCGGTTTTGTGGCGGCGCATATTTGCCAGCTTGACGTAGACCACATTGACGGGAACAGGTTGAACATGTCGCCCGATAACTTCAGGACCTTATGCGCGAACTGCCACCGCCTGAAGACACAGGTAAACGGGGACTGGGTGTCTTACAAAAGGTTGTACCCGGTCGAGTCGAAGCAGATCGACCTTATATGAGAAAGCGCCGTGCAGTTCGTGCGGGGGTATAGGCCTGTCTGGGATTCGTGGTCCGTGAAGAAGCGCTGGAAGTTTGTATGGCGGCTGGAAAGGCTGTTGAGGCGTCTTGACCCCCGATGAAGTCCTGCTCCGCTGGCGGAGAGAACCCGCGGTATTCGTCCAACAAGCCTTAAACGTCGTCCCCGAAGATTGGCAAGCCGAAGCCTTAAACAATGTTCGGGACCATAACCGTCTTGCAATAAGGTCGGGCCACGGAGTCGGAAAAACTGCTCTGCTGGCCTGGATCATTATTTGGTGGCTCCTGACCAGGCACCCCGCAAGAGTTGCCTGTACCGCCAATACAGCGGCCCAGTTGTCGGACATCCTCTGGGGCGAGCTGGACAAGTGGGTCCGGAAGCTCCCTGATGGGTTCCGGCAATTGCTCGAACTTAAGTCCGAGTATCTGACCCTGATCGAAGATCCGAAGCAGTCCTACGCCGTAGCAAGGACAGCTCGTAGAGAAACGCCGGAAGCCTTCCAGGGGATGCACTCCCCGAACATGATTTTCATCGTGGATGAAGCTTCTGGGGTGGATGACATCATCTTCGAGGTCGGAAGGGGGTCTATGAGTTCCCCCGGCGCTAAAACCATCCTGACCGGGAATCCTACCCGGACTTCGGGCTATTTCTACAACGCCTTTCATTCTATGAAAGCGTTTTGGAAGACGATGGCCGTGCCTTGTAGTTCTTCCAGGCAGGTCTCCCAGGAATATATCGAGGAGTGCAAAGAGGAGTATGGAGAAGACAGCAATGCTTTCAGAGTCCGCGTCCTCGGAGAATTCCCGATTGAAGGCGATAACGTTGTCATTCCCCTGCACTTGGTTGAATCCGCAGTTACGCGGGATATTGAAGAAGTTAATTCGGAAGAAGTATGGGGCCTCGACGTTGCCAGATTTGGAGACGATAGAACTGCACTTGCTAAACGCAGGGGCAATGTTCTCGCAGAAAAGGTCAAATGGTGGAAGAACAAAGACCTGATGCAGACCTGCGGAATGGTTGTCGCAGAGTACAACGATGCGAAACCGAAACCTTCCGTGATATTCGTGGACGTGATTGGAATTGGTGCCGGGGTTGCGGACAGACTTTCCGAACAGGGACTTCCGGTCGCTGGGATCAATGTTTCGGAGTCTCCGGCCTTCGGAGAGAAGTTTATGCGGATGCGGGACGAACTCTGGTGGAACGCCCGGGATTGGTTCCGAAACCTCGATTGCAAGATACCTGACGACGGCGCTCTTCTCTCCGAACTGACTCTCCCGACCTACAACTTCACCTCCTCCGGAAAGCTCAAGGTGGAGTCTAAGGACGAGATCAAGAAGAGAACAGCCAAGACGGCAAGTTCCTTGGGTAAGTCTCCAGACCTTGCCGACGCTTTCTGCCTCACCTTTGCCAACGGCATCCTGATTACCCGCAAACCGAAAGTCTTGAAATATCCGGAGATGGGCATTGTCTAGGATGCTTCAGAGGCTAGTCTGGCTCTTCCTGCCTTATGACTGGCCGCATAAAGTTAGATCAGGCGGAAGAGTCCGATGGACGCTCTATATGTGGGCGTGGCACAACACTGAGCCCCACAAATTCTCTATTCGGCAACTACCGAACTACTGGCGATGAGTCTTAAATTCGAGGGCGAGGTTTTAGAAGCGATTAGAAAACTTGAGGGCCGCGTGAGGCGATTGGAAGATGGGCTAGCCCATAGCGACCTCATGATATTGAAACAATCAAAGGTCGATGAAGTAAGCGACTGGCTATCTAAAAGAAGGAAAGACAAAACCATTGGACGAATCTGAGCTGCTAGGCATCGTAGAAAACGAAGAACGGGCAGCGCTCGGATACCACACGGGAGAGCTCGCGTCCGAAAGAGAAGAGGCGCTCAATTACTACCTGCAAAAACCCTTTGGCAATGAAGTAGAGGGGTCTTCGCAGGTCGTAGATTCATCCGTCAGGGACACTATCGAATGGATGATGCCCGCTCTCCTCAAGATATTTTCAGCTTCTGGCAAGGCGGTTGAATTTGAACCCACTGGCCTGGAAGACGAAGAGGCTTCCAAACAAGCCACAGACGCTTGTAATTATGTCTTCTTCAAGCAGAACAACGGATTTCTGATTCTGTACGAGTGGTTCAAAGACGCCCTGCTGGAAAAGAATGGGGTCGTCAAATACTGGTATGAAAAGACCGATACCAAGAAGAAGGAGACCTATTACGGCCTGACTGAAGAGCAGATGGGGATGCTCGTCAAGGACGAGAATGTGGAAGTCTTGGCCCATTCGTCCTATCCGGATGAAGCCTCTATTGCTGAAATCATGCAGCAGATGCAGATGCTTCCTCCTGAGCAACAGGCTATAGCGGCTCAGAAGCTTCAAACCCAGCCACCGATGCTGCATGACGTACAGATTCAGATTTCCGATACGGCGGATAAGGTAAAGGTTTGCGCTATTCCCCCGGAAGAGTTCCTCATTTCTACAAGGCATAACAGCCTTTCCATCCAGGCAACGCCTTTCTGCGAACACCGCGTTAGAAAGACGATCTCCGATCTTGTTGAAATGGGTTACTCGGAGAAAGAGCTCGAAGAGATCGGGAGCGACGACGACTTCTCCGAACTTTCCCCTGCCTATCTTGCAAGGCGGGTTTATGAAGAGGAAAGGCTTGCAAACGACGACCGCAAGGGCCCGATGCGGGAGATCTGGTGCAGAGACGGCTTTATCAGGGTTGACTATGACGGGGACGGGGTAGCAGAACTCAGGCACTTCTTCATCGCCGGCAAGAAAGTTCTGGAGAACGAAGAGACCGACCATATCAATTTCGCGGCCTTAAGCCCGATCCCCATGCCGCACCGCTTCATCGGCCAGTCTGTCGCTGAAGGGATCATGGACATCCAGCTCATCAAGTCCACTCTCTGGCGGCAGATCCTTAACAACCTGTACCTGGCTAACAATCCCCGCAAGGCTGTTCTTGGAACCGCCGGGGGCATGGTCTACGCCAACCTGGACGACCTCCTGACATCGCGGGTTGGTGGTGTTGTGAGAGAGTACCAGCCGAACGCTGTTCGAGACCTCGAAACGCCGTTCACTGCAGCCGCATCTTTCCCGATGCTGGAGTATCTGGACCAGCAGCGGATGAACAGGTCTGGTGTAAATCAGCTGTCGTCCGGCTTGGATGCCGATGCGATTAACAAAACCGCTAGAGGAGCAGTCTTAGCCCAGAACCAGCAGGCCCAGAAGATCGAGCTTATAGCCCGCATCTTTGCAGAGACTGGGGTTAAAGACTTGTTCAAAGGCATTCTATATTGCCTGAACAAGCATTCCATGAAGCCGATGATGATGCGGCTGGACAACAAGTTCATCCCGGTAGATCCAAGAAACTGGAATACCGGCTGGGACATGACCGTGACTGTAGGTCTTGGCACTGGAGACAAGGACCAGCAGATCATGCACCTTCAGTTGATCGGGGGGATGCAAGAGAAACTTCTTCTGGCCGGCAAGGGCCACATGATCACCGATCAGAACCTCTACAACATCGGCAAGAAGATTGTAGAGAACGCCGGGTATAAACATGCCGAGGAATTCATTACCAGTCCGGAAGGCAAACAACCTCCGCCCCCTCCGCCCAACCCAGACATGATCAAGGCCCAAGCCTCGATGGAGGAAACGAAGCTTAAATTGCAGGCCGATCAGCAGAAGTCCATCGGACAGGCTTCGGTAGAAAAGCTTTTGAAAGATATCGAAGTGCAGGGCCAGATCACCATCGCAAGAATCCAGGCCGAAACGCAGATGGCGATCAAGCAAATGGAATTGAACGCGCAGTCCATGTTGGAAGACAAGAAGATCAGGACGGAGGCGGAATTCGAAGTCTTTAGAGCCAATAACGAAGCCGCCATAAAACAGGCCGAACTTGACAGGCAGAGAGAGTCCGACATCATCAAGGCTCAAACCTCCGAGAGCGCTTCCGTGAGGCAGGCCGAGACATCAAAAGAAACCGCCAAACAAAAGCAGCTTGATTCGCCAAGAGGTTCAAGAGGGGACGACACCAAGAAGACGGAAGTTATTGTGAATGGTGTTGTAAAGGCTCTGGACGACGTTCAGGTAACGCAAAAGGAAATGCTCGACGCGGTAGCGAAGCTGAAAGAGGAAATGGGCAAACCACGCAAGCGCTTTACCAAGCCCATCCGAGACAAGGAAGGAAACCTTGTCGGGGCTGAATCCGTAGAGCAGTAAAGTGGGCATCACTGTATCGCATAGCCTCAGTGCGACAACGCCGGACGATCCTGCCTATGAGATAAGGCCGTCTCACTGGAATTCTAATCACGCAGTAACGCTGAATATCTCCGCAATCGAGATTTCCGGACTTTTCAGCAATGCCAACGGCGTGAGCTTCGGATTAAGCGACAGCTCCATCACCGCCTCCATTGCGGCTGGCGGTGCACCCGGTTCTATCAGTGCTGGGACAACGCGTTTCGCTCTCGGTGAGGCAGTCTTCTCCAATTCGAATGGCATCAGTTTTGGGCTGGACGCCGCAACTGTCACGGCCTCTCACAACGCACTTACGAGCCAGTCGAATCAGGCCGCGTCAGGACAAAACGGCTCGTTTACATTCCAGACATTAAGTTTCTCGAATGCAAACGGTATCTCTTTCGGTACTTCTGCTGGCCCGGCCATTACGGCCTCACACAATGGTCTGACCTCGCAATCCAATCAGGCATTTTCTGCCGCCGGCGGATCGAGCGCATTCCAGACGCTCTCCTTCAATAACGCAAACGGAGTGAGCTTCAGCAACAACGGCGGGGCGGTAGAAGGCTCAGTTGCCGCACAGACAAATCAAACTCTTGGTCTCTACGCCGTCGGCAATACGACAGGCGAAAGTTCTAGCACCACGCGCGATGCTAGGACGTTGAGTTTCCATGGCGCTGGGATTGCCTCTGTTGGGTATTCTGCGGGGTCTGTAATCGTATCAGTTCCTGCCGGTGGCGGCGGTTTGACGAATATAAATGTCAGTGCAGGCACGACTTCGCAGAACCTGTCCAATGTCGTATTCAGCAACAGTAATGGTGTGAGTTTTGGATTGAACGGCAGCACAATTACCGGAAGTGTTAATGCTGGCGGAGCACCAGAAATCAGTTTCTATTGCAACATGGATGCTCCGCTCTCCGCGTCGAACGCGGCATTTAATACTATTCTTGTTTCCGGTGCTGTACAGGCCGTCATGCCACTGGTCATGAACGGCGGGTTCCCCGGCGATATGACGGTGAGCACGTTTGGCTATTACGTTTCTCTGAGTGGCAGCTCGGCCACAATGTCCACACCGTTCACGACAACCCACTTCGTGGGAATCTACACGGTGACGGGGTCAACGCTTAGTCTCCTGAATTCTGCGACGAACACATTTGGAGCCGGCGCGGCAGCAACGAACAACTCGACGGCTTTCGCTGGCGTGCGACGCTTGACGTTTGGAAC